GAGTAACTGAACCTACCAAGCCACCAGAGTTAATCAAAATATCTGCATAAGCCCCGTTACCAGAACCGCCTGTTAGAGGGACGTTTTGATATAGCCCCGGGGTGTACAAGGTTCCGGGCGTGAATGCAGGCAAAAGTCCTGTGACAATACCCTGCACCATTGATGGTGGGTAAAAGAAATAATGCAGTTCTACGTTGTAACTTTGGTCGGGAGTAGGCCCAACAATGCAAGATAACTCATTGGCAGCATTGTATTGAGGGCCAAAGACAGCGTAATACTTGGGAGTTCCATAGAAAGCTGAAGTGGGGTTGGGGTAGGCTTCTCGGATAAAGTTAACATCTTTGTTCAACAGGTACGTGTATGGGGTCGTGTAATCACTGGAGTAAATAGAAATCGAATAAGTTGACAGCCAATCATTTGGCAGGGTCAAATATTGATTACCCATTGTCAGGGTACCTGTGACGTTTCTACGTAAAGACGCAAACGCTACCGTGTTATAAACACGTTCTTCGCATTGCTGTACAAAGACAGGAATATTAGCTAGAAATAGCTGTTCCGTATTTTCAGCGTATGCTTGAATGGTATTGTAAAGCGTCTCGTAGTTCATATTAAGCCATTGGCCCCCTAGCAATACGGCCTTTAGTTGCGGCGCCATTACCACGAGTTTCTAAACCTGTGGACTTAGGCTCAAATGTGATATTACCCATACTCACACGACGTGCAGGCATGCCACCGGGCATAGATTCATCAGCCTTCATGGTATTGGGGTCAGTTGCATAATGCACCGCAGCTTGGCCATTTACAGGCTTGCCCGCCATAGTATGAGGAGGTGCGTATTCAGATGCAGGTCTATTATCAGCCATCATTTGCTCCCAGGTTTTTGGTTATGGGCACGGGCCAGATTGCGGCCAACAGCGCGCATGGATTGACCTGTAACACCACCCTTGGCCATCTTCTTGACTTTACCGCCTTTTTTAAGTCCGCTAAGGTCAGTCTTTTTATTCTCATGCAACTGTTTATCGTGCATGCCAAAAGCCTTTTTAATCAGCTTTTTGTCTTGTTTTTCGTCATCGTGTTCCATCTTAGCCATCTTAAACTCCTATGAAGATGTAATTGTTACTGAATTAACTGTGCCTACAGCCACCAAAGCGTTAGGCGTCAAAACCCTGTCAAACCCAGATGAACCCCCCACAGGATACCATCCCCATTGTATAACTCGGCTACCGCCTTCTGGATAGCCATCTTCCACCACAGTATTGTTTGTACCGTTTTGGATTTGTAAGCCACTGTTACCTGAAGAATAATAGCTAATGTCGGGCCTAGGTTCTCTCACAGCCTGTGGATCGTACACAGGGTACATACCCAAACGCAACTGTGGATGATCGGGATCCCAACACTCTGGACATACTTTGATGCTAACTTGTTTGGTTTTAATCGTCAACTTTTTAAGTTCGACTAATTTATACCTCTGCCCGCATCGGTCGCATTCCGCAATGCTGTTTTTACCTGACGCATATTTGTAACCCATGACTACCTCGCGTAGAACATCTGACGGGGCACAAACCGTATTGGAGCTTTCTCTCTGTCCTCGTCAGCGGCTAACTGATATTGCTGTTCATAATCAGCTTTTAAGGCCGCTATGCGCACGGGATCAGTTCCCGGTATCTTCATAGACATGTAGTAAGAAAGGCCCGCTATCATGGCGTTAAGCATACGGAAAGGTATGTCTTGAATGTTTACACCGCTTCCGGCATCTTGGATACGGCGCATGCGCCATGCCACAAAAATATAGGGGGTAGAGTTGTCTGGGGTAGGCCACACATTGATACTGGGAAGCCAAGCTGAAAAGACCACTGTACCTACACTATGAGTCGCGGCGGTTGTACCGGCCTGCCCACGGGCACAATTGATCAATTGGTTACCGCTCACATTAGGGTAATAAATAATCTCAGAACCCAGTGTGATGAACCCAGCAGCGGCAATCTGACTTGCGTCGCTGATGTTAATTGTGGTGTCTGTTGCGGCAACGGCTGAAGTAACCGTAGCAGTTGTTGGGTTTACATTACCCGATTGGCGATTGATCCAAACCTGTATGGGGCGACCATACGTTAATTTATTTGGGATCGTGGAATAGGTACTTTCACTAATACGATTGATATTTAAGTCTTGTTGATTCTGGGTTGCCGCATTCGTACGGGTTATCATATCAAGCAAGTCAATCGTGTCGACCGGCAGTGCGTAAGAAACTTGACCATAGACCAGAGGAATTTGGATCTCCTCGACCGTCCACATGTTAAGGCCACGATTGGCCCATTCAACGGTCATTAGGTTCAACGAGCGGCGTGTGGTTCGCAAGTCATAGCCAGACCGAGACTGTGAGCCGCATCTTTCGAATACTTCTTCAACAATCTCAGTGAAATCTAGATTAAACGTTGCGACGCCGCTGGTTGTAGCCATTATTTCTTTTTCATCCCTTTAAGGGTTTCAGCCAAACGCGCACGCTGCCCCAGTTTCCCGGGTTTGCTTGCAGCGGCGGCTAGCTTCTTTGCAGGAATCGTTTTACCTTCTTTGACACCCAGTTCTTCACGTAAAGCACCGGGTTTCTTGATGGCGCCTTTGATCCAATTCTTCGTGGCCATTATGCACTCGCAGCGGGGGTAGCGGGAGCAGGATCAGCTACGGGCGCGGGCGCAGGAGTAGGATCAACAGCAACAGGAGCAGGCTCAACAGGTGCAGGAGCCTCAACGGGTGTTGGAGCTGTAGCATCAACATGAGCTTGTACTGCATCTAGCAACTCTTGAGTTTGGGGTTGAACATCACCGTGTGCGCTTTTTTGGCCTTCTGCTACGTGCATAAGCAATGCAAGTAAGTGTTCGGCTTCGGCTTCCAATTTGTGTAATAGGCTCATTTTGACATCCTCATGTTATCAATTAAGTTAGGGTATGGCCGCCCTGCCTTTTTAGCCGCAGCTTTCGCCGCTGCCTTTTTAGCGGGGCTTAGTTTCTTGTGTTTCTTCGCAGGGTTAGGTTTATCCCAAACTTCACCGCCGCGCTTATACACTTCCACATCGTTCGGATTATCCTTGCGATGTATGATCTTTTTACCAGGCATTTTTGACGGGCTGATGTCACCCATGCCACGGCTCGGCATCATAGATACTTACCCTTTGTAAGACCCCGCTCGGCGCAGCCATCAGCTCGTTTAGATGCGGAACTGACAGAACCACCCTTGGCCATTTTCTTGACCGTTCCACCACGCTTCATAATCTTTTGAGATTTATTCTCAGCAGAATATTTAGCATCTTCAGCCGCGTTTTTCATGGCTTCTTGATCGGCAGGGGAGACATAAGCCTCGCTATTGCGGTAATTCATTTCAGCAGCCGTTGGGCCACCTTGTTTACCACGTCCTGCGCCAGCGCCAGTGGGGGGTAGTTTGTCCATGATTAGCCTTTATTTTTTATAAGCCATTCCGCCACCGCACATAGCTTCTACGTGCTCGTGGTGTTTTTTATGATCGGCTTTGTGCTCACCATAAATGTGGTGATGGTGCATGTGGCCACCAGCTTTGTGATGCTTTTCCACGTGATGAACGTGGTGTTGATGATGAGGAGTTTCCTCTTTCATGAGTGGTGGATGATCATTTTTCATAATTTACTCCTTAAATCATTTTACCTTTGGTCTTGCCTTTCATGGCAATACCATCTGCGCGCTTAGAGGCTGAACCAATCATACCGCCAGCAGCATACTTCTTAACTTTACCGCCTTTTTTCATGGCGCCTGTACCAATATCATTGCCAGCCATTTTAGGCTCCATACCTCTGGTATGACCCTTCTTTTGAACAGCAGACTCGCCATGTTTTGTGAGCTTGTTAGAGCCTTTTTCCACGTCCTTGGACATGTTTTTTGGGCCCATTGTTTCGCCGCCCATAGCCATCTTTTTCTTCATCATTTCTCCACCCCTTTTAAAAGTTTTGCCTTTATCGGCTTTGCTAAAGTCCTGCCCCACGGATTGTGGGATTCCCACCTTCTTTGCAAACGCTGGACTATGCGCCACCGCTTCCATCAGATTATGTTGTTTCTTGCTAGTTGAGGGCATGTTGGGCCTCCATCAATCTATCAATCTTTGCTTCCAACCGATCCAGCCGATCCAGCACTCTGCCTATATCGGCATGGGCTTCTGCTCTGCTCACATATTCTTTGGCCATCTCTTCCCGTGTCCGGTTGAGCAAAATAGTTACGCGTTGCAATTCGGCTGACTTCTCTCTCAGCACCCAACCTAGCAAGGCGACAAGCAAAGAGAGAACTGCATTCCACATCGTCGTGTCCATTTAACATTTCCACGCTTTAAGAGACTTGTTAATCCGCGAATTCGGGTCTTTTGCCGTCTTTGTAGACGTCAATTTCTTTTTCATCCCCTCCATCCTCGCACAAAATGAATCCTTCCTTGATCCGCCCTCGGGTTGGGGAGGCTTTAAATTCATCCCCTCCTTCTTTGCGGATGCCCGGCCTTTGGCGTTTAAGCCACCGTTCGGATTCTTCCCTTCTTTGCGTTGCCATGCGGGTGACTTAGCCATAACAAATAGTGCAAGAGTTTGCGTTGGTTAAAGAGGCATAAATACCGTTGTACGCAAGTATGCCTTCGCCTGGTAACAACACAGGGATCGCTACTACGTTTGCGCCAAAATCAAACTGCCACAAAATGTTACCGGATGCTGCGGATGCATTATCATAAAGAATAATTGTTCCAGCAGTGCCGTTGCTATTGAATGTAATTTGTTTTACTCGGCAACGAGTGGTAACCAACGCAGCAGATGTGTTGGTATGCGCTGACTTAACGTCATATTGCATCATAATTAATCTCCTTTAAATTCAAAGATGGGGGCCGAAGCCCCCAGAAGATCAATCAAAGTTACCGTAGGGGTAAGCTGTGCTGCTACCGATATTCATATCGTTTTGGTTGTAACGCAAAGTTACTTCAATTTGACCGGATGTAGGAGTAGTCAAACTTGTATTGGTGATCTTCAAAGTCACAACAACTTGTGAGAACCATGTGGGCTCTAAACCAACATTGGGGTTCTGGAAGTCTTGCAGTGTAGCGCTTGCGTAAGGCAATTGTGTACCAACATATGTAGCAGTTCCACGAGTAGCTGAAGTGATTGCAGCCATCGTAGCGTAAACACCCGTGCTAGTAGCAAAGTTGTTAGAGACGTATGGTTGAATAGAGTTAGCTGTTACGGCACCATCTGTGGGCAATGTACCAACGTCAACGATCACGTCAGTGATGTTGCAGCTATAGGGCAAATAAAACACAACGCCACGATAAATCGTGCCGGATGTATCAGCAGTAGGAGCTGATGCTTTGGTTGGGCCAGCATTGCTAAATGAACCGCTTTGTGGCGTATAAATTGTGCCAATGCTATTGGGGATGTTGTTTGAAGCAACAAAAACACCTGATCCACCACCATAGTTAGCAGTGTTA